TTTATATATAAATGCAAAACATCCGAACATTATATGCTCGTTTGGTGACCTCTTCGTTAGACTGGTCTGCTGCTGTAAAAAGTGGCAACAGGCTAGCTCCACTATTCCTAAGAACGGTGGTTCTAGTCGCTGGGACTTTGTCTGTTTCGCGAGTGAAAATAATTTTTGGATTCTCAAAGACTGTGTACAAGTTGCATAGACACCTAGGCTCTAAGGGTCTTGCGATGTACTTGAAGACTTGCTTTGTCCTGCTTCAGCAGGCCATCGGAGGGATGATAGACACCGCGCCGTGGAAAATAGGGATGAACGTTGCTCGAACTCGTCGAGGGATCCCGCGGATCATTGATCGCAGGGACCGTCAACTAATTAATTTAGGAGACGTAACCATCATCAGACTATGGTTAACTCTATTCGGATTATACCGAGTATTGGATTTCCGTGGTAAGTTGAAACTAAGCACTATAACATCTCCAGGATTAGATTTATCTAATAACGGAGTGTTAGAAATGTGGAGGAAGTGGTTACCTATCTTCATACATAAGGCACAGATAGAAACTGGCCTGCAGTGGAAGATTCGGCTCGATAGGGAATTGAGTCCATATCGTATACCTTTGATAAGAAAGAAATCTCCGAACTCCGGTGGTCTCGCGGCAGTCGCCGCGATTCCATTGGATATAGTTCGTTGGTGTCTGGAACCAAAGGATATGATGATTTCATTTAGCCGGTACCTCCAAGAGGTAGACGGTCTGGAGCTGGTTTGGGGGTTAAAACCCTTCATCAAATCAGTCCAGGAGTATGTGGAAGAGAAACGTGAATTGTTCGCACAATGTGTAAGAATGAATCCATTTAAAGCAAATCCGTGGGTCAAAGACCCGCAGAGATGCCATCATGGACCGTTCGAACCAGAGAGCAAAACGGTTCGCGTAGTATCTAAAATAGCTCCTCTGAATGAGACCTGGGGACCGGTAACGGCCCTAGGGGCGCTTGGTTTCAAGCACGAGCCGGGGAAGATTCGAGTGTTCGCTATGGTAGATGTGTTGACGCAGGCATTGATGGAACCCCTCCATCGGTGGCTCTTCAGCCGATTAAAAGGCATAGGGCAGGACGGAACCTTCAATCAATATTCTCCCTTGGAGAATCTGATTAAGAGAATGGACGACCCTTCGAAGACCTGGATCGCATCGTATGATTTGTCAGCGGCAACCGACAGGTTGCCTCTTTCTCTTCAAATGATGATACTGGAGACGCTAGGGTCTGTGGCGTTTGCAAAACATTGGGGAAACCTACTTGTAGGTCGTGCTTATCGTCTCCCTAAGGAGGCGAAAAGTTGGAACCTCGGTTTCAATGAAGTGCGATATGCGGTAGGACAGCCAATGGGTGCGCTTTCGTCATGGGCCATGCTAGCAACGACGCATCATGCTATCGTGCAGCTAGCCGCAGCTAGAGCGCTCAGAAAGTATAATAAAGAGGGATGGTTCGAGGACTATGCTGTTCTTGGTGATGACGTAGTCATTGCCAATAAAGCCGTTGCCATGGAGTACCTAAGTTTAATGAATCTGATAGGAGTTGAGATCGGATTAGCCAAATCTCTGGTCTCTTCTCAGGGAACTTTCGAGTTCGCTAAGAGGACTTATTACAAAGGACAGGACGTTTCGCCAATTTCGTTGGCTGAAGCAGTTGTTTCTCTTAGAAACATTGCTTCGTTAATGGAGTTGGTTAAGAAGAACTTGAAGTTCGAAAGAATTCGAGTTAGTTCTGTAGCACGCTTCGCTGGTTTCGGATACAGAAATTTAGGTCAGCTTCAGCAGATCTGGAAAGTAGGGAACAGATTAGGAAGATTATCGGCCTTTCTACACCAACCTGGCGGCGTGTGGCCTAGTAGCTTAGCTATTTGGCTTACTGCCGTTGGTCCAGGGGGTGCTCCAGTGGAATCCTTTGGTGAATGGCGTGTCGCCACTCATCTTTGGAAGACGCTGGTGTCTCGGGCTATCGAGTTTGGGACAAGAGTTGAACGCCTATTACCTCATATAGACCTCTACAGTTACACTTTCGGTGAAGACCGAAAGCTGCAACAAAACGAAGTTAAGCAACTTCGGGAGGCACTAAAAGCGGGAATGAACCCGGAATATAGGAAGGACGGCTCTCTGAAGTTCCTTAATTGGGACTTCAGAAGCGAGGAGCATTTCAAGAAATTGACTTGTTCTGTTCAAGCCTATCTTCAGGACGGAAAGCCATTGGCGAAGGTATTGAGAAATCAAGCCTTCAACGATTTCTTTTCGGAGTGGGTCACTAGACCTTACCATAAAGATATCTGGGACCGAAAGGTGAAAATAAATGATAAAATTCGGATCTTAGATCCAAACATCATTCCTAAGTGGGTGGACCTCGATACGCTCTGGAAAGAGCTTTTCCAATATAATTCGGATGGTTCCTCTCTACCTAAAGCAGTTCAAGTGCTTTCTCGGTTAAACGAGATCGCAGGAGAGTTGACGGACGGTGGACGAATCATGCGTCTTTGGCTAAAGCTACGAAGGATCGTTTCATCGGGTAAACCCGTGACCCAATCTCTCGCGACTCAGACAAGACGTTGGCCGGAAGGCCGGCGTCGATGGGAACGAGGTCTTGGTCAAGACCGAGTGAACATGGGTTCTCAGCATCCCGGTTATCATAAGGCGCATAGAGAGGCAACTAATCATTTAGCTAAGCTATTTGAGAAGTCAAATCTCGAATACACCGAACTGAAATACCGAAAATAGAAGAGTGTACCCAAGCACAACGGACCTGGAAGTACCTAGAAATAGG